CTCCAGCTAGTTTGAACATCCTCCTCGCGTCCAGCGTAATACTTGTAGATGAACAGGCTTCCCGTCTCAGAGGAAGACCTAGCGCACATCAGGTTCTCCGTACCAAACGCGGCCATCTCCTTGATGTTGCCAGGGATGTACCTAGGGATGTGGAAGGTAATCTCCGTATCGCTGTACTGGCCCTCCACAGTACCCGAAGGGATTAGCTGATACACCCCACTATAGTCCCCCCGTCCGAACGAGAAGAAAATGCGGTTAGCGTTGACAACAGGACGAGCTTCGCCGCTTGAACGGTAACTGGAAAGCAGCATCGCCTGGACCGTATCGTTGCTGAGAACGGGCGTTCCCGTGACGCGGAACTGGTCGTTGTCACCAAACATGATAAGGTCATCCTGGAAGGACGCTGCGCTGTGGAAGTTGACCGCATCATTGTGGTTGATGGTCAGGTTGATGCGGTCAGTCGCCAGAGAGTCGGACACGGACACCGTGTAGAAGTTAAAGAACTCCCCGCCCTCTGAGAAGGTGATGTTATCGTTCGTCAGGAACCCGAGACGGTTCTTATGGAACACCATGTCTCGGATTTTTGCGCCAACGAACAGGGGATTCTTGTTCGTTAGGGCATCCCCAGCTTCACGGTCAGCCCAGGCAAAGGTGCTAGGGCCAGCGGGGGTAAAGTCACCATCTGCTTTAGCAAAGGTAAAGGAGCCGTCCGTGTTCTTGAACAGGACATGGGGCATCGTTGCGGGGTCCAGCTTGTACTCAATGCCTGGAGCCACCGTTTCAACCCACTGGCCTTCCCCCATCGTCGCAAGGACATCAGAGTCCCGCATATCAAACTTAACATAGTAGTCATCAATGGCCGACTCTGGAGCGCCCGTAATCTTGACGATAAAGCCTTCGGGGGCGTAGACGGGGAGGTCTGATAGCTCTCTAACCTCGTCCTTAATCGTCCCTATGTAATCCTCATTCCTTGTGTGGAGGGAAGACACAACGATGTCATCCGAGTCTGCATCGTTGTACAGCCAAATGGTAGGACCAGCCGAAGTAGCGGTGATTCCTGAGATAGCGTTTAGGTCAGAAGCCAAGTTGGACGCAGCGCTTTCTATATCCCCGCTGTCATTCTCTGTCACGGTCACGCCATCAACAGTCACCTTATATGAGCCGTGGCTGCCGCTACCCTTAAGAAAAATAAGGGCTTGGCCCCCCGTCATCGACCCCAGCGCGTTGTTGGTGGGACTCAGGGAAGAGTCCATCGCCACCGTCTGTGACGGGTTCAGGACAAAGGTGACATCAGCCAGGGTCAGAAACCTGTACTCTGGGTCATCTGCGGCCACAGAAAGGTAACTGGTTCCATCCGGCGTGTGGACAGTCTTTGCAGTGCCGTCCAGGTCATACACAGTCAGCGTCTCATCCTCAATGAGAACTAGATGCTGGTCAGAACTACCACGGTCGATAATGTGGACGCTGTTGAGGTCCGTATCGGAACCCGTGTCTGCCTTTAGTTTCTTAATATGCTCAGTCGGAGGGCGCTTGCGCAGACCTTCAATGATGGAGGAGTAGCCGTTCTCCTGAGATTCGGCAAAGCCCTCACGGCGAATAACCGTGGGCTGCTGGCTGACACCATTGAAGATTCCCCTGACAGGGAACGATAAGAAACGCTCTTGTACCATTAGCTGACGCGGTCAATCGGGGAACCACGGCGAACAGCGTTAAAGGTGTCCGCATTATCGAAGATGCTGTGGTCCGCCGTCCAGCCTTCGTACTCTATCAGGCTAGTCCAGGCGTAGCTCTCGTCATTCCGCGTGAACTGGTGGTGAGTGGTCGAACCAACCACACGGTCCTGAAGAATACGAGCGGCACGGATGGTGATGTATTGTTTCGCGGAGTGGGGCAGGTCTTCAAAGTCCAGCCCGTAGACGACCGTGGCCTTGACCTCGTCGTCAAACTCAAAGGTGTGTTCCTTACGGTCGTACAGCTTCGTGCCGCGAACCACCACATCCAAATCCCCCGCATTGTGGGCCTCAAGGTCTACGCGGAGATAACCCGAGGGGAACGAAATTAACTTGGTGTTCACATCGGGAGTCAGCACCACATCAAACTCAGTGTTGAAGTGCCAGCCCTTAGCTTGGACATCGCGGTTCACTTCGTCCAAGACATTAAGAGCAATCTGCGTATCAGCAGATACAGCGCCAACCAGAGTGTTGACAGGCGACTCTCCAATCACGGAGAGCATCGTATTGATGGCTTCTAGTTTTGAGAGGTTGGAGAGCATTGCTTTTACTTTTCAAGAAAAGGGGGAAGCAGCCGAAGCCACCTCCCCCAAACACACACACACACAGCAAGGAGGATAAACCTCCCGCTGGTTAGACAGCCAGCTTGAAGTAGCCAGCCGCGTCCTGGCGCAGGGGAGCAGTACCCAGAGCCATCTTAGCGACGAACAGAGTACCCTGACGCTCAACCATGTAATCGCTTTCCAGAGCAATGTCCTTCAGCTTCACGGTGGCGACAGCCTCTTCGTGACCAAACACACCAGCGTAGAGGGAATAATCCACGCTAGCTTGGTTCTGGTTACCCGCAGCGACAGTGTAGTTCACACCAACATCATCGACATGGTTCGACTTGTAGACCTTGATGCCAGCCACTTCCATGACCTTACCAGTGGCGACAGAGCCGCTACCGCTGTAGTCAAGGTTGATGGCGTTGCCAAGGGTTCCAGCCTTCTGAATCAGGCGGTAGTACAGTTCAGGGCCAACGACCGCAAAGCGCCCCTCTTCGGGGAGGTCGTTCGCGTCCATCTTCTCAGCCGCCTCAAAGAAAGCACCAATCATGCCAGCACTGGTCACATCGGCCTTGGTGGCAGCACCGAGGTCCACATTGCCCATACCAGAAAGAATCGGGTCGGAGGCGCTGCCGCCAGCCGACTGATACATGGCGCGGATGATGTTCTTATCAAGCTCGTAGGACAGAGCGCGACCAAGCTCTTGCGAGAAGGGGCCACGGTAGTCGTAGTGCGACTTGGCCTCGTCCAGGGAGTCGATAAAGCACGAAGCCGTGAGCAGGTCGTCAATCTTGACGAGCTTCTCGTTGGTCTTCATCGTGCTGAGGTAATCAGTAGTGCCAGCGTCCTGGTCAAGAATCAGGGACTCACCAGGAGTGTGATACTTGGCAACAGCCTTGCCAGTGATGGGGAACTGTGCCGAACGACCCGAGGAGATAGTGCGGACACGGGTAAGCGGGAGCATGACATTCGCTTCAGCGAAGGCGGTAGACACTTCGCCAGCAAACACCTTGAGGAACATGGCGTTGTCGGTAGCCCAAGTTCCAGTATGAGCGCCGGAACCGCTAGCCTGACCGCCAAGAGAGACTTTCATAGCCATAGTTTTTTCCTATTTTAGTAGGTCAAAGAGAAAGAGTAAGAAGTGCGTTTGGCTTTCGTGAAAGTTATCCCTCGCAAGGGGCAGACACTAGATTCCTACGCGGGGTTCGCTTAGATGTTGGATGCGGCAATCCGATTCGCCACCGACTGACGGTACGCAGCGTCAGTCTTGTAGCGCGGGTCGCTCATTGCAGCCCTAACCTCAGCGATAGAGTGAAACACCTCAGACCCTGGTTGGGCCTGAGTACCTTGGACTAGATTTGGAGCCTTGCCGACAGCTTTGATGTACTGGGCATACATACCCTGTACCGCCATCTTTGCAGTCTCTTTATCTAGCTCAATAGCTTTGTCATAGGCGTTAATCTCCGCCTCAGACAAAGTAGATTGCGCCCATTCTGCCATAGCTTTGTAGTTCTCCTCGCCACCAATCGTGGACACAAGTTCCTTGGCTTGGAACTGGACGAGAGCTAGCTGGCCTTCAGCATACAGGTCTACGATTTCGCGGGGCAGGCCCATTTTCTCAAGCTCACCGTATTGCTCATCGGTGAACTTGTAATCCTGCTGCTGCCAAGCGTTTGAGTACTCTTGCAGGACTTCCTGCGTTAGAGCGGGAGCTTGAACTTGGTCAGCCTGTTCGCCAGCCTCATCAGGAGCATCGCTACTTTGCTTACGCTCCAGTTCAGCATACGCTTGAGCCATCGCTTCAGGAGAGCCAAACTTTTCCGGCAGCCACTCTGGACGGGCTTCAGGAGTTTCTTCAGTGACTGGCTCAGTCGCGGGGGCAGAGTCGGGAGTCTCAGTTTCATCGGTAAGTTCAACGCGTTCGTGCATGGGTTATTCCTGTGGCGGTTGTTGGGGTGCGGCCATCATGCCCCTTACGCCCTCTTGGATGACTCCAGGAGCGGCGTTCTGAACCATCTGCATCATCTGAGCTTGCTGGGACTCAGCCATCACTTCATCTGGTTTACGGACCAGCCCTTCAGGGTTGATACCAAGAGAAGCAGCGCGGCGAGTCAGGTACTCTCCGATGTTGATGTAGTTCTGGACAGCTTCAGGCCCAAAGACTTGACCGATGCCAGCGATGAAGCCGTCAAGACGAGACAAGTCCATGCCCCGACCCATAGCGTCAACGCCAGTAATAATCATCGGCGTAATGTATTCCTTTGGCAGCTTCGGCAGCTTGCCCGTCTTGGACATCTGCTCAATCAAGCGGGTTACCAAAGGCAACTGGAGGGTAGTCGCCAGTTGCGAGTAGACCGAGGAGTGCTGACGCTCAATGCTTTGCTGCACCAAACGAACCTCCTCTGCGGTCACACGCTCCGCGTTGCGGATGGTGTCCGTGGTCAGGAGGAAGGCGTAGTTCAGCCGCTCCTGAATCTTGTTGACCGTCTCAAAGGCAATGCGGAAGTCCGCAAACTTACCTAGCTGAAGGACGGAGACATCACCTGCATTGCCCTCACGGATAGCCCCATTGGGAGCTTCCGCAATCGTCCGCGCACGGGTCGTACCGTTGGGGGACACCAGGAACAGGCAACGAGCAGCAGCGGCTGACCCCTCGACC